TCAGCGCGTTGGGGTGGCTTTCACGCCCTTGCGCTTGCGCACGTACCGCTCTGTCATTCCCGGAGACGCGTGCCCCAATTGGGCCTGAGCCTGGCGGATGTCGCCAGCCAGATCGGCCTTGTCCGTGCCAGCTTTAGCGCGCAGATCACGAAACTGGAACTCGTCCTTCGCGATGCCAGCCGCCTCGCGCGCCCGGTCGAACCGGTAGCGTAGCGCCGCGCGTCCGATGGCGAGCCCGTCAGCATCGACGATCAGCCGGGTGCTGCGCAGCTTGAGCGTGCGCTTGCGGGCCATGATCCTGTCGATCAGGATGCGAAGCTCTCCAGTGATGGCCATCTCGACCTTTGCGCCGGTCTTGTCCTGCTTAATCAAGATCGAGTCCGCACTGACCTGTCGCTCATCCATGGCCCAGACGTCACCTACACGCTGTCCCGTCAGGTAGGCCAAGTCCAACGCATCACGCAGCGTTTGGTCGGCGTGCTTGTAGACCGTGGCGAAGGTCTGGTCATCCACGTAGACGCCCCGGCCTGTTTCCTTGTGTCGGGTGATGCCTTGGCAGGGATTCGGCAGGGCGGTCAGCCCCTTGTTTCGAGCGAAATTCCAGATCGAGGACAGTACGGCAACCTCGCGGTTGGCGATCACCAAGCCTTTGCGCCAGTCCAGATACTGCCGAACGCTAAGGGGCTTGATTGCCTCGAAGGGGGCCGGAGGGTCGTCGTAGAACTCCAGCAGCTTGGTCATGCAGTGGCCGTAGAGCCGCTGAGTCTTGACTCCCTTGGTTGGGATCACTTCGCGCCGGTAGCGATCAACGACATGCCGGAATAGCAGGATCGCATGCGCAGGCGGATTTCGCTCGTGCTCCAGTTCTGCCCATCGCTTGATGGCCGTGCCGTAATCGCTGCCAAGCGGGGTTTCCTTGCGCGGCTTGCCGCCATGGTCGTAGTAGTAATGAACGGCTCCCGACTTCTGTCGGCGTGCGCGCAGGCGCGGAATTGCTCCCGTCTTGATCGGCTTGCGGCCCATGTCATGCTGCCTTGTTGGACTTCCACGCCGACGCAGCCTGCGCCTTGTCGTACACACCCTCCACAGCCGACCATAGCACCACGGGCCAACCGTGAGCATCAAGGTAATGCCTAATGCCGTTCTGGCGCAGGAAATCTCCCTGACGGGCACACTGAGGCGTCCGGCATAGCGCTGCAATGTCCTTGCGGCTCATAAACGGATCATCCACTCCCATGGCCCCCTCCCGCATTGAGCCAGTCGGCCATGTCCTGCGCAGCCTGTCGCTCCAGAGCGATGTAGGTCTCGCCGTCCTTCTCGTAGTACGTCTCGCCATCCTTCACCACCCAGCCGATTGGCTGGCCGTTGACGATCTCTTTGTGGGCGGCCCAGGTCATAAGGACTCCACCAGCTTCACGCGCTTACTTACTCGGTGAGACATCCATTCGTCGCCATCGCTTGTCACTGCGAACGCGGCGCATGGCCCATCATATCCAGCAGTGATCTCGCCCTCCGGCGCATCCTCCACGGCCTTGACGATGCGGGCGGCTTCGGCGAGACACGAGGCTAGGTGGGTCATTTGGTATATGCAGATCACGGCATCGGTTTCCGGGTTGGCTGCCCGCGCACAATCAGATTGATGGATTGCTAGCCACTCGCTCAACTTCTCAGCCACCGTCCACCTCCTTCATCATCTCTGGTTGGCGGGTCATGCTCGCTTCTTCCGGCTTGGCTCTTGCGCCTGTAGCCAGTTGTCGAGCCTCGCCTGGGGAACTCGCGGCACAGGCTTCCCGTTCTCATACATGGACACGCAGACCGGGTTTACGAATGCCTCGCTGGCCACGTCCTTCTGGGTCAGTCCGAAGGCGGTGCGGAGCGCGCGTAGGGTCTGCGGCTGCCCGAAGTCTGGGTGCTGGTCATGCATGTGCCGGCGCAGATTCTCGAACGCCCTGTTGCAGCAGGGGCACACGCCGTTCATGACGCGCTGGCGCATGCGGTTGTGAGCCTTCTTTGCAAGGTCGCGTTCTTCCCTGGCCAGATCAGCTGCCATCCGCGCATCTTCCCTGGCGTTGGTGGCGGCTTGCAGCTGTTCGCGCAGCTTCTGCTCCTCGGTCTTTCCGACATAGTGCTGCCCATGGCCGGACGGGCAATAGAACAACTTTTGATCTTGGCGTCTGGCTCGCTGGAATTCCGCAGCCATGGCAAATGCCATTCCGCAGTTGCAGCAGTGCTCGATCTCAAACCAAACGTTCTCGGCGAACTTACCCATATGGATACCCCTTCATCATTTTCCGGAAGTCGGAATCTCCCGCCGCATCACGGGCCGGGACGGCTGCTGTTGAAAGTTTCTTTATGCTTTCAAGGTCCTGAGCAAGCCCATAGAGTTCACCAGCGCTCATGCCTGATGGGATATTCAGGAATTGGCCGTTATCGCTTTGCCGTTTTAGCCGGCCGATCCATTCATCAAGAACCCGATTCCAAGCAGGCTTGGTGGCCTGCTCAACAGCAGCCCGTGCGTAGGCGTGCATCTGGTCTTCGGTGTAACCATGGCGCGCGAAGTAACGCATGGTCGAATCGCAATCCGTGCCCATGCGGACAGGCTCCGGCAGCTCCGGCAAATTATGCTCAGTCATGGGTGGGGTCCTTCGCTGCCTGCGCGGCGATGGCGGCGTCGATGGCGTCTCCTGGAGATGTGTACTGAGTGCTACCCGGCACAGGAATGCTACCTTCCGTGATGCCAACCCACGCCCATGTTCCTAGCTGTTCATCCTGGTCCCACTCGACACCGAGTTGCGGTTCAATATGGCGCCACCGCTCCGCATCCCTCGCATCACCCTGCGGTGCTGGTGGGTCGATCCGCCAGGGCGCGAAATATGCCTTGCAGATCGACATGAACATTTCGTCCTCAGTGATTCCAGTAGCGAAGTCAGTCAGCAGTACACGCTCACGTTCGGTGGGCGTGTACGTGCTGTCGTCCTCGAACTCGTAGTTGCCTGCCATTTCGATCAGGCGGCCCGCGATGTCCGCAACCGAGACCGCATCGTCCTGGAAATCAGATGACGGCAACGGACGCCTCCCGGTCCCATCGCAGACCTTGCAGGCCACTGCTTCCCAACCCACGGCCGGCGCTGGCCCAGCCATCTTCCCGGCGTCAGGAATATGGTCCGGCGCTGGCTCAGCGTAGCCGGTGTCTTTCAATGCCCGCGCATAGCCGGTTTCCTCCGCACGTCGCAGCGCCGCCGCATGCTCGGCCTGCTGCCCACGCATGTGCCGATGAATCTCAGCATCCTCATCAATGTAACGCTCCATGCGCGCTTCCATGGCTCGATATTCCGCCGCATCGATCGTGCAAGCCGGGCTATGGCGCTCGTGCGTCCCGAAGTGCAGCGCAGCGGCTTCACGATCCGCGAAAAACTCATCGCAGTGGAAGCAACGCCACCCCTGCGCTGGCTCAGTCTGCGGGTGGGTGTAGAACTTGGTTCCGGACCGGAGAACGTCTTGGGTGAGCCACCGAATCCGATGGTTCGAGCTGTAGTTATCAGGGCGGCAGCTAACTACTTCCGCCACAGCCTCATCAGGCTCGCTCGGGGCTGGGGCGGCGCGCTTGGCGGCATTGATGGCAGCACTCAGGTCGCAGAGTGCACTGTCCAAGCCTCGGGCGTAACCGGCATGGCCCTCTCGCACCCAATCGGCCCAATTCTTATCCTGCGACTTCAGGTGGTGCTCAGTGCTCTGAGCTTTCCAGTCATCCAACAGAGCCTCGACATCGGATGAGTTTAGTGCGTCCCCATCCTGCTTGTCGGCTGGCGGGGTCGGAGTGGCAGCGCCCAACCGCAATGCGACATCACGCACTTCACGCGCGCACTTGGACGCCCCTTGGTTCGCAAGCGCGTTTGCGGCCCGATAAAGAATCGCCGCATCCTCACCCTCAACAGGCGGGGTGGCTACCGGCCCCAACGCAGAGAGGATCGCGGACAGCTTTTCGTCATAGGTCACGCCGTCCCACTCGCCGATTTCTTTAAGCCGTTCGATAGCCTGCGCAACCAATTGCCGCTTGTCGTTACTGTTCATTGGTGGGGTCCTTGGGCTGTTGATCTTCGATCCACTCGATTGCCTCCGCTGTGTTCGCGAAGAACTGCTGTCCGTCGATGTCGAATCGATCCTCGGTTTCATCGGTGAACGTGATATCCCAGCCTGGGACCATTTCACCTGGCTCCGGATGCCATCCATACCAAGCGTCTAGAATTTCCATGCCTGCGCGCTTCGCGGCCGCTTCAATCTGTCGCTTGCTCATGACCGCTCCTTGTGCTGGGCGGTGAGGGCTGCGATAGCGTTGCGCGCAACCTTGTCCGCGAACTTTCGCTCATTGGAGCCAAGTTGCTTCCACGCTTGAGCCTCGGGAAGATCGGAATATGTCGCAATGATCGCCTTGGCCACGCGACGCACGGCATCCGCACCCCTCTCCACCGCAGCATCTACGGGCGAGGGCGCGTTGATTGCCGCCGCAATCTGCCGGCAAGTGTGCGGAGACAGGTATATGGCGTGATCCATCAACTTGGACCGCAGTACCAACGTTGCTGTATCCAAGTCGTCCGGCAGATTTGCTGCACCATCCACGGGAGGATTGGACTCGATGTAGTCGGCGGCTTCTTTGATGAGCGCCATGTTCCGCGCGTGCTTGCAAAACGCGTCACCTTCGGCATTTCGCAAACGATGAAGCAACTCCGCGCGCTCAGTGTCAGTGGTCATGACTGGTCTCCCAGGGCGGCGCGGAGTTCTTGTGCTGCATACTTCGCGGCCTTTGGGCCGTTGTCTTCCAGCTCATCTAGAGCCTTAGTTATTCCGCTCTCAAGTCGCCCAATCACAGCGGCTTGGCGGGCGATGGTGTTGTCCAGTTCGTCGATTTCACCTAGCGCGGTCACATATCCAACCGGCTCACCGAGAATGATCGGCAGGGCGGCTTGGATTGCGGCGCGCAGGTCGTCGCCAAAGGCGTCATACCCGCCTGTCCAGCCTCGCACTTGCATCGCCCTTACTCCCACCTCAACCGCGCTGTCAGGAATTTCGATCTGCTTGGTCATGGCTCACCAGCTCCCGCGATTTGAGATAAATGGGATATCGTCGTCGGCGAAATCGTCTCGGGCCGTCTGAGTAGCCGTCGTGGGCCTCTGCCTCTGAGGCGCACCTCCACGAGATCCGCTGCTGCTGGTGTTGCCTTGCTGGCGATCCTTGGGCACATAGAAGCTGATCCAGCCGTTGAAGTTGACCGGGATGGATTCGAGCTTGGCAGTCAGCGAGCCGTCGTCCCGCTCGAACAGCGAGCCGACGTTGATGTACCGAGTCTTCTCGTTGCCCTCGCGGTCGGTGTACTTCTCGCCTGCGTAGACGGCGTCGTGGGTGCGCTTCATTGCCATGGTTATGCCGCCTTCTCAGTGAATTGATCTTTGAACTTCTTGGACTGGTTGCGAATGTTGGAAGGCAGGCGAGTCCACAGCGCCATCGTTTCTTCGTTAGTGAGGTTGAGGTCGCGATAAATGAGCTGGGCTGCTACTTCGGCGCCTCCGTCCTCGTATGCCTGACGTACAGTCGCGGCCTGGGCTTCGATGAACTGCTGCTCTTCTTCGCTCAGGCCGTCCCACACGCCATCCAGCGGGGACGCCTTGCCGATCAGTTGGACACTCTGTGCAGGCTCGCCTACTACGCGCACATCGACGGATTCGCCCTGCGTGGCCTGAGCCATTTCGTCTGCGGTGTAGAGGCCGGACAGTTCGGCGGGGAAGGCGCGGCGTAGCGCTAGCGCCTCAGCCACCTTGGCGATCATCAACTCGGGCATCTTCCCCCACAGGCCGGCCGGCTTGCCCTCTTTGGTGAGCTGTCGGTAGCTGTCCATGCGGGCCACGGCATAAAGCGGCTCCTGGAAGTCCGACCGCATCACGCCGACTTTCGCTGCCAAGGGCGGATGCGAGCCAAGCCAGCAATCCACCCACTCTTTGCCGTCGTCGGTCCACCATGGACCAAGCTGGCCCGCGTATTTTCCTGTGCGCTCAGCAGTCAGGCGGAAGCCGTCGATACTGACCTGGATGCTCATCACCTCGCGGCGCTCGCGACTGTCCCAGCGCTTCACCGCGTAGATTTGCCTGGCGAATGGGTCAAGGCCAGTGCGTTGGCATTGCTGGATAAACAGAGACAACTCGTCATCGGTTGAGCCCTTTGCGATTGTCCGCTTGATCAGCTCTTTCTGTTCCTCGCCAATCACTGCAAGCTGTGTACTCACTTCGATTCCTTCGCCGGCTCACCGGCACATTGAATAAAGATCGGAGCCGCCCTTAGCAGGGGGATGCACGTCGGGGAACGTGGGACGGCTCCGAAGAGGGTGGAGTGGCCGGAGGTGCAAGCCCGGCTTGCTATCGGTTGGCCCGATAGCGGACCCCTGACTTGAACAGGGCTCGGCTAACGCCTACTAGGTCCCTATCCGCGCAGTCACCACCTGCGCATTCACTCCATAAACTTTCACTACCTATCGGCTGCGGCCTGCTTGGCGTCCCAAGTTCGGATAGAGCATTTCTGCTGACGCCTCATTTCAAGCCGCATGCGATAGATTCCGGATTGCATGCCGTCCGGCGCGGCGTGGGTTAGAGCTTGTGGATACCTGCTTTGATGAAAGAGAGCTCTCGTTTGTATGCCTGGGCGTCCTTCTTCGTTTTGAAATAGCGCCTAACACGCGTTTGGTAATAGGGACTCATGTACCGAATCACGTGCCTGTTCATTCCTGTTCTCCCTCGCTAAACATCCCTTCCACGGCTTCTTGCTGCGCCAATTCCTCATCCGCTTGTGCGATCAGCAATTCATGCATTGGCACGAGAGGGCGAGGCGGATCAATCTCGCCAAACACCTGCCCGAACTGCCGGCTCACTGCTGCGAAATACTCGTCGGGGTCGGGGAGGTTCATCGGATTGATCTCTTCGAAGTGGTAGGAAAATTTCCACCTGCGGGTCGGATGAAGCCGATAGGCTTGCGGCGACGGGTCGCGCGCCAAGCCTTGCGAAGGCGGTGTGCCGCGAACCACAGCAACAACGCAGCGATGGGAAAGATCGACCAAGCCTCAACGATCCAGCAGAGGCGCAGCAGGTCGGTCAGGAAGGCAATCGCCAGCGCCCAGAACGCGATGCGCAGGAGCTTCATGGCCGCCACCCGCGTGCGAATGCGGCAACGAAGGGCAGGGCCGGCAGCACCACGAACGTGATCGCGTAGCAGGCCAGCATTGAGAGGCGGTCGCGGAGTTTCATGCGCGGACCTCCCATGGGCGATCCGGATGCTTCTTTCGGTACGTGACAATCAGGCCTTTATCGCTGGCCGTCAGCACTACGTCGTATCCCAACTGCTCAGCCGCCGCCGTTCGTTCCCACAAGTCGGATAGCGACCAAGTGGCAGAACTGAGCTTGTCTTTCGGGTAGAACCACATATTCTTGCGACGGGCAAACTCAACCGCATTCACGTACTCGGTGAACGTTTGCTTCAGTGCGGTATAGGGGTTGAATCTCTTAGCCACGGATGTTCGCCTCATGCGCCTGCTGGGCTTCGGTGGATATGGATTTCTCGATTTGGCTGTAGAAGATGCGATTAAACGAGTAGACGAGAACCTCTGAGAGCTGCGATTGCCACTCCAGCGCATCGCTTCTGGTCATCCCAAATCGGTCAATAAGGGGCTGAATCCAGAAGTCAGCGACATCAGCTACACGGCCGTCTGACGAGCGATAGGAAATAACAACAACGCCGTCATCGTCTTTTCTTGATTCAAGCGTCATGGCTGCGCTCCGGTGGCCTTGGCGATGGCAGCTTGGATCTCGTAACCCACGCTTCCCGGTTGAGCGTCATCGGCATTGCTGATCGATCCCAGCAAGCGGATTAGCTGGTCGGCCTTGATCAGCGCATCCAGCAACTCAGGCGCGGCGGCTATCAGGCGGGCGTTGGCTTCTGGATTACCTAACTCTGGATTCGGGTTATCGGTGCCGTCCCCGCCAATCCAACCGTGAGTTATTCGATACCTATCAAATGCTAGATGGCAGGACTTTGGCTGCACTGCAACCTGCACAAACCAATCGCCACTTTTGTCTTTGGCGGCTTCCCAGGGTCCAGGCGTATGCACGTTCTGGCTCATGCCTCTACTCCAAACTGCTCGCACATCTTCTCGACCACTTCCACCTCGGATGGCGCGTGGTGCCACGGACCTTTGAGGCGTGCTGAGAAAGCGTCTTCTGCAACCGGCAGGTAGTCCGACACGATGTCCGACAGAGCGTCGTGCGTGTACTGCAGGTCGCCGGACAAATAGGCAGCTATCAGGTCGCCCAGGTCAGCGTTTCCGATGGCCTCAGCGATGAACTGCGGGGCTTCCTTGATCTTGTTGCGCAGATAGTCAGCCGTGCCTTCGTCTTCCGAGTGGCCGCAGCAGTCACATGCACTGTCGTAGCTCGCAGCAGCCGAAGACAGCTGGCGTGAGTAGGTGAGGGAGGCGCTCACTTGCCACCCCCTACGTAGGCGGCGCCCGGCATTAAAAGCGGCTCGGGGTTGTGGTAACCGTTTGTGGCCCGAAATCGCAGCCACCATGAATCGTTTGCTCCTGCGCGGTAACCGTTCCGATAGTCATGATCTGCGAAGGGGTTCGCGCCATATCCAGTGTTAGCTTCGGCCACGGGATTAAACGCGTCGTAGTTAGTCGGGCTTCTCCAAGCGCCGCCGTGGTAATAGCCAGTCCGGTACTCGCAGGACATGCGATTCATCCCACTCATGACACACCCCCTACGCGGGCGAGGGCGGCGCGGGCGAGGGCCGACATGGAGACGCTGCTGTGCACAGGCGTGCGTGGATTGCCCTTGTAGTCGCGGATCGCCTCCAGGGCTTCCCCCATGACCCGATTATGTTCGATCATCTCGGCCGCGGCGGCGCGAGCCATGACGATGCTTTCAAGGTCGGCATAGGACCATTTCCGCCTATCGGCAATGGCCTCAATGCGATCCAGCACCGCCAGCACATCGACAGGGGCGCTCATGCCGACACCTCATCGGAGCTGCGGGCCAGCGCGAGGGCTTCGCGAGCCTTGATCACTGCCGGGCCTGTGGCATACCAACTTGTGTGGCTGCAGCAGCAACGGATGTTATTCAGCGCTTGCTCGGCTTCGGTCAGAGCCTTAACAAGTGTGGCAATCAGCTCGGAGGCGCTCATTTCGAGCACTCCAACATTGCCGCCAGCTTGGCGCGATGGGCGACGCAGTAGTCCAAGTGCTGCTGAGCCGAAGCGGGCCTCAGATCGGCCGCGCGAGCACCTTCCTTTGCGATGTACCGATCACAGTCCGCGATTGCGTTCTGGATTTGCTTGGTCCGGTAGTCCATCTCATTCCCCTGCCTGTTGGCTGCCCGTGGGCGATGGGGAGATAGTAGGCATACCTATCGGCGGATGCAATAGGAATACCTAACAAACCGACGAAAGGTAGTTATCCACACCCCCTCAAGCCCCGCCAGCCGAGGCCGATAGAGGGCAATATGCAGGTCAGGCTTGACCGGGAACCGGCACAGCTAGCGTTGTCTTCGGGCGACAATGCCTACATGTTGTGTTCCACGGCCTTCCGGTGTTCCAAGAAGATCCCTGCTGAACCCTGCTGCAACTGTATGGAACAGAAAAATCGTTACGAAAGACACGTAACGGACGTGTTCCACGCGCTATTATTCAAAGTGTCAATAGGGCGAGGCCGCTAGAAGATCAAGCACTTAGTGACGACTCATGGAGGAGATGTGTCCCAATCTATGTCGGTGACCGCGGGACCATTGCCTGCGGAAGGTGTCAAAGAAGTCCTGATTCAGGCGGCAGCTGCAAATCCCATGGCGACTCTCTTGGCTGTGGTTTTTGTCATTGCGCTTTCGATCGTTGTAGCAGGTCTCGTGAAAGTGAAGACCAAGCAGCTCGAGGTGATGAAGTCACCAGAAGCCTCGCGCGCGATGATCGAGATGCAGAAGCTTGAGAACGCGCAAAAGCGATTGGCGAGCAAGGCCAAGAAGGCCAAGTCGTAATTAAGAATAGGATCTGATTATGGAGAACGTCGCAGTCTTAGTGATGCTGTTGCTAGCAGCGGGGTCCACTGTTGCCGCGCTGCGCGTTTGGCGAAAGATGCGTGTGCTCAGATATCAAAGCATTCTTCAGCGTGCTGCCATTGGTATGTGTGCGGACGTGATGGGGGACGAGAACAATTCCGCCTCGCTGAAGTCTTTTGCGGGCACGCTGTCGGTCATGTTCATGTCCGAACGCTCTCTCGACATGTTCAGTCGTGGTCCCGAGCACGTTCGGAAGTTGATGGGCCTTCAAGGTCACGTTGTGCGTGAGTCTAAACTTTCAGAATCTGATCGAAAGATTATTTCGCCGGCCCTAGAGGCATTTGGCTTCGCTGCAATGCTTTATGACGAAAAGTACAGCGCGCAGATCTGCAAGATGTTCGACGCCTCGCTGAGTGATGCATATCGCACTTCTAGAGGAGCCAAACCGGCCAAGGTAACTTCGGTTGCTCGCCCTGAGCCAGTTGAAAAAAGGCTTCAGAAGATAGAGGAGCTTGTCGAGTGGGAAGCGCGAAACGCGGCTCTGGCATAAAGAGAACCCCGCTCCGGCGGGGTTTTTTGTGGGTTAGTAGGGCCTCGGCAGCGCCATGAGCGCCCTTGTCACGATGCCTCTATAGATCAAACCCAGGATGATCCCTTGAGTAGATGCAGCGGCGCCCACGGCTCCGGAGTACGCCGCTGCTGATAGCCTCTGTTGAACTTCTACTTCCGGGTCATCGGCGATGCTAGCCAAGAGCTGAGCTGGATCGTCGGTTAGTCCGACTGGACGCTTTAGCTTGGCGTCCATGAATTCTACTGACATGCCGCGGAAGACGATCCCGCGTGTTGCCAGGGTGGACGCCAAGGATTGAATGAATCGGTACATGCTAGCCACAAATTGGAACGCCCATAGGCCCAGAAGTGCCCATAGGAATCCCCAGGAGTCATCCGGAGCGAGCGCTCGGCTCAAGAGATAGGCAGCTACACAATCAATCAAAAGCATCACGGCCAGGCGTGCAAGCCAAAGTTCCTTGCGAACAGAATTCATCCTTTTCCCCTATAGCCCTAGTCGATCAATTGGCCGGCAGGCAATCCGGCAGGCTGCTGCCTGTCTCGGCAGCATCTACGTACCCATGCATCCGGTCTAAAAGATCCTCCAACTGAGGATCTGTTAAGTCGGAAATGTAAGCAACGCCCTTCATATCGAGGAAGTGCGTAATTGCCATGCGCCAGCCGTGCCCGTCTGCGATCTTGAGGATCGTGCGGATGTTCCTCGCCCTTTGGGACGCATCGAGCGCCGGGAAATCGGGCACGCCGTTGCCTGGTCCAGGCTGCCCCACCAATGCAATTTTCGGAATTGTGCCCCGCTCCGTATGTAGCTCCGCAGTCCTAGCTGCCAAACGTGCTGCTAGTTCCGCTAAACGATTCTTGTCCACCTGTTCCCTCCTGCATCTTCCTCTTCAATGTCTTGACTAGGTCGATGACGTTGGAGCGCTCAACAGGCTGCCCGAAGGCGTCTACGACTTCGTAAGCCGTCTCCAGCATGGTGGGATCGGCGAGGAACTCAGCCGGTTCACCAAAGAGTTCGAGGTATTCCCGAACCACATAGACAGCTGAAGCTAGCTTCTCGAAGTCCGGTCGCGCGGAATGAGACGGGCCGACCACAGCGCCTCGCCCAGTCATGACGTACTCAGCCGTGGTGCCCAAGTACTGCGCCACCATGACCAAGTTATCCCCTGAAATCATCTTGGTCGGCTTCCCTTGTCCAAACCAGCCGCTAACCGAGCCAGGCTTGATACCACAGGCTCTGGCCAAGTCGGCCGCAAGCTTGCCCGCATCAATCATGCGCTCGTGGATACGTTCAGCCCATTTCTCCATTAGGCAAGCCTAATCCGACGAGCGGTAGGGATGCCTATTGACTGAACCGTAGGAATACCTAACCATGTGCGTCCATGGACAAACCTCATCCGCACACTCAGTTGATTGACAGGCTCGGCGGGACGAGTGCCGTTGCCAGACTTTGCAACGTCAAGTCGCCATCCGTGAGCCAATGGCGCCGGACGGGTATCCCTGACGCGCGAGCACAGTACTTGCGTCTCCTGAGGCCCGACGTATTCGGCCCAGCCCCCCAGCCCTCGGGGGTGCGCGATGTTGCTTGAGTCATCCACGAGCTTGGCTCCTGTCCTCGACCCATGCTGCGGCAGCCGGATGTTTTGGTTCGACCGGAACAATCAGGGAGTGCTGTTCGGCGATATCCGTAGTGAGGAACACGTCCTTTGCGACGGCCGGGCGCTGAGCATCAAGCCTGACGTGGTTATGGATTTTCGCGATATGCCATTTGATGACGATAGCTTCCAGCTTGTCGTCTTCGATCCGCCGCATCTCCGCAAGGCTGGGCCTCAGTCCTGGCTCAGGGCCAAGTACGGAATTCTTACCGACGACTGGCGGGATGACCTGACCCGTGGCTTTGCCGAGTGCTTCCGCGTTCTTCGCTCCGGGGGCGTGCTGATCTTCAAGTGGAACGAAGTCCAGATCAAGACCAAGGAAATATTGGCTCTGACCGAGCACAAGCCGCTGTTCGGACACGTATCCGGCAAGCGTAGTGACACGCACTGGATGACCTTCCTCAAGGTGGGCAACTGACATGTCAGCGCCCCAGCACGCGGTAGCAGCACTGCCCATCGATCCAGCGGATCGCGAACCAGCGGCCGCAGACCTGCACGAGCGTGGTCACGTTCGCGGGCGTTTGTACTCGTAAGCAATCCACTCGGCTTGTCCTTCTGGGCGGGCTTTCATTTCACCTGAATACCAACCGTCAACACGAGACATGACCACACAACACGCGTTACCGCTCATTGGCCAAGTTCCAGCAATTACGCGGGTTCCAGCGCATCTGATCAGCCTGTGCCGATGCTCCGGTGATGCCGTCTTGCTGGCGATTCGTGTCGGCAAGAAGTCTCAACGGCAGGTTGCCAACGACATCGGAATGGAGCCGGCGCAGTTATCCAGGATCATTTCTGGAAACGCCCACATGCCTGCAGACATCGCTCTTTCATTCGCTAGCGCGGTCAAGAACTGGGGCTGGCACCAATGGGTGGCTCACTCCTGCGGCATGGATCTTGTCCCCCGCATCGAGTCGCCAGAAGAACGTTTGCACCGCTTAGAAACCGAGAACGCAGAACTGCGTATGAGGGCTGTCGCATGACCCCGACCGACTACACCAACACCCTGCAGCAGATGCGCCAGGAGGCCGAGCAGGCCGCAAAGGACCTGCCGCCGAAGTCCAACGTGATCGCATTTCCGTCGCGTTCCGAGCGCTGGTCCAAGCAGTGGGCCAAGCCGATGCCGCCTGATGGCGGGAGGGCTGCGTGAGTATCCATCGCGCTGTTTGGGCCAGTAGTGCCACTGATTTATGGGCAACGCCGCAGGACTTCTACGACGAATTGGATCGCGAGTTCGGCTTTCAGGTGGATGTCTGCGCTACGGCCGAAAACGCCAAGTGCCCGATCTTCTACACCAAGGATTGCAATGGACTGGATCAGGTATGGGCCGGTTCCTGCTGGATGAACCCGCCGTATGGGCGCGGAATTTCCGAATGGATGAAGAAGGCGTACGAGTCAAGCCTGAAAGGGGCACAGGTTGTGTGCCTTGTACCAGCCAGAACAGACACGTCGTGGTGGCACGAGTACGCCATGAAGGGCGAAGTCCGCTATGTGCGCGGCCGCCTGAAATTCGGCGGACACAAGAACTCTGCGCCATTTCCGTGTGCTGTCGTCATTTTCCGTCCCTCTGCCCAAGAGGAGGCCGCATGAACCGCATGCCAGCCCGCTCTACCGATCCGGCAACCAGCTGGGAAGCCGCTGAGCACATGGTCAAGTCTGGCCGTGCCGGGCAGCAGCAGGAGACTGCTGTATCGGCCGTCACTGCCCATCCAGGGATGACCAGCCACGAATTAGCGCGCCTGTGCACCCTGGATCGGTATCAGCTGGCTCGCAGGCTCCCAGAGGTCGAGGATGCCGGCCGGGTGACCCGTGGCGAGGCTCGGAAGTGCCTTGTCACTGGACACAAGGCTGCTACGTGGTGGCCGGCTGCCTGAAATGAACTACTACGAGCACCACATCGGCGATTACGCAGCTGCTACGGCGCACCTGTCCTTGATCGAGGACGCGCTGTTCAGCCGCATGCTTCGTCGCTACTACCTCCAAGAAACGCCGCTTCCTGGTGACGTTGCCCAGGTTGCGCGCCTGTGCGGGGCGCGGTCTTCGGAGGAGGTAGAGGCCGTGGGTGTGGTGCTCGGCGAATTCTTCCACCTGGAAGCGGACGGCTGGCACAACAAGCGGGCCGACGAGGAAATCGCCAGGTATCAGGAGAAGCTTGTCGGTTCCGATGCGAAGCGGGAGAACGAGGCAGAGCGCCAGCGTCGCCACCGCGAACGCCGCAAAGAATTATTCGACGCACTTCGCGAACACGGCATCGTGCCGAAGTACGACACCCCGACAAATGAACTTGAGACGCACCTGTCACGCGTGACGGGACAGTTACGTCACGAGCCAGAAACGCGTGATGCAACGGCTACCCATACACCAGACACCAATCTCCAAGAAGAGCAAAAGCAACAGCATGTGCAGCCTCCGGCCGCACCCTGCCGATTCGCTGAGTTCTGGGCTGCTTACCCGAACAAAAAAGGCCGGCAGGAAGCCGAGAAGACGTGGCGCAAGCGGAAGCTCGACCCCCTCTGCGATGACCTGATCACCCACGTCAGCCTGATGGAGAAATCCGACTCCGACTGGCTGCGCGGTTACGTCCCGATGGGCTCCACGTACCTCAACCAAGCCCGGTGGGAAGACGTGCCCAAGCAGCAGCCGAGAGCCGGGCCGGCCCTAGCTCCACCCTCGAAAACCCTTTCCGCAATCCAAACCCTGCAGAGCATGAAATCCAATGGAAACGTGGATTCACGACGAGATTCTGGACGGCCTGAGCAAGCTGCTTTGCTTGGGGCTGGAACGTACTCCGGCCGCTGACATGATCGCCGGCACGGCCATGATGTGGGGCGAGGTGGTAGCCGCTGGTCGGGTGTTTGACGAGCGGCTGGACGCGCCTCGATTCAGGGCTGCGTTCGTCACCCTGGCTGGCACCCGCACGTCTTGGCCGGCACCGCTGCACTTCATCGAAGCGATGCCGCCCCGCGAGCAGCTGGCACTGACCAAGCAGACGATCAAGGCCGACCCGGCTCGGGCCGAGCGAGCCATGAATGAGATCGCAAGGTCACTGCGCATGGACGGCAAGGTGGCTGCAGCCGGAGGTGATCGATGACCCGCGAAACCGTCTGGCGCCTCCTGCAGGAGGGATACAACGCCGCCGAGATCGCCGCTGCTGCTGGCGTCTGCGAGGACGTGGCGCATTCGATGATCGATGAGGCCATGGGCCGCACACGTGGCGCGACGATCCGGCATCTGGACCGGCTGACGCTGCACCGGGCGCAGGAGTTGGCGGCATGAACTACTACAACGAATTCGACTCGGCTACAGCTGCATGGCTGCGCGAGCTGATCAAGGCCGGCCACCTGCCGGCAGGGGATGTGGATGAACGCAGTATCGAAGACGTCTTGCCCGGAGACCTTGCCGGATACACCCAGTGTCATTTCTTTGCCGGTATCGGTGGGTGGCCCCTCGCCTTGGCCCTTGCCGGATGGCCGGCTGATCGACCCGTGTGGACTGGCAGCTGCCCTTGCCAGCCTTTCAGCGCGGCAGGTAAAGGGGCTGGGTTTGACGATCAGCGGCATCTCTGGCCGGCCTGGTTCCATCTCATCCGCGAGTGCCGACCTGCAGCGATCTTTGGAGAGCAGGTTGCGAGCAAGGCTGCAGAGCCTTGGATCGACCTTGTACACGCTGACTTGGAAGGAGTGGGTTACGCCTTCGGGTGTGTCCCGTTCCCGGCTGCGGGCGTCGGTGCCCCGCACATCCGAGATCGCACGTACTGGGTGGCCGACACCAGTCGTTCGGGACTACAGGAACAGCGCAGGCGATGGGTCGAACCCCAGGGACCTGCCGAGGGTGACGCCGCTGTGCGGCTGGCCGACTCCTACAGCGGCATTGGCGGACAAGGGCGTCAGGACATTCGAGGGTGGGCTGATAGAAGCGATGCGCAATCACGGCCCGGATTTGGCGGCGTCTTCCTGCTTGGCGGGATGGGGAGCGCCAACAGCGTCGACGCCAGGCGGAACCGCCGACATGGCCTTGAATCGAAAGCGTCAGGCCATCGCGAAAGGGCATTCGATGGGCTTGTCGGTGACGGCATTGGTCTGGCAAGCGCAGTTGATCGAACCGGTCAGGCGAACGGCCACTGGCGAGATGCTGACTGGCTCGGATGCCGGGATGGAAAGTGGCGGTCAGTTGAACCCGGCACATTCCCGTTGGCTCATGGGCTACCCGCCCGCGTGGGACGACTGCGCGGTTACGGCAATGCCATCGTCCCGCAGCAAGCGGCGGAGTTCGTAGCCGCGGCGATGGAAGCCATGGGCTTGAAGCTTCAAGTGGAGCAAGCCGCATGAAAACCCGCGACCTCCGCAAGCCCGACCCCAATCCCAGCTACCAGCGCAGCCCGACGACGGTGCACCGAGATCGCAACGGCGACCTGTGGGTGAGCATCGAAGCCATGAAGCTGGTCGAACTGAAACGAGACTACGAAGCGGCCGGAATTCCGTGGCCGGGGGAGAGGAAGTGAGCGAATCGTTGCTACCAGAAACCTCACTGCCGTCTGAGTTGTTGGTCCTCGCCGCGCTGGCTCAACTTCGGAGTCAACCGGGAACTGTCGTCAAGATCGAAGCAATCCTCCTATTGGCGCTTGCTGCTATTCGAGGTGAGGCGTGATGAAGCGAACCATAGGAACCTTGTGCGCAATCCTGATTGTCTATTTTGCGGCCGCCTATATCAGTCTTGAATGGAACCCGATTCGATACACCCAGGCAGGCCGATACATCTTTGCCTGTTGCGTGCTGTTTGCGGGGCTCTTTACCGCGACATGTCCGTTCTGGGACTCTTGGGAGTGGAGGAAGCGATGACCACCTTCGTCTTACGCCAAGAGAACGCCCGCGACCGGATGGCGGCTGCATGGCGCTTCGCCTGTGAGTTTCTGGAACTGGGCAAGGCGGCCAAGCTGGAGATCACAGAGGCCAAGCCCACCCGGAGCTTGGAGCAGAACAGCCGGCTGTGGGTTCTGCTGACTCAGGTTTCTCGCCAAGTGCAGTGGCCGGTGGACGGGAAGATGCAGCACCTTTCACCGGAGGACTGGAAGGACATGTTCACGGCGGCACTCAACAAGGGGCAGCGCGTCGCCCAGGGCATCGACGGCGGGTTCGTGATGCTGGGCTCGCGCACTTCCAAGATGAGCGTGGGCGAGATGATGGACCTGCAGACCCTTATCGAGGCTTTCATGGCTGAGCACGGTGTTTCGACCGTTGAGCCGCTGCGGAGGGTCGCCTAATGCGCTCCGACCAGCAACTAGACGTGTTCCGCGATGATCCGGCAGTCAAGGCAGCCGAATGGCGCGCCGCGGCGGAGACGTGCGCCCAGCAGTTCCCGGGCGACACCAAGCGGCTCAACTACTACCAAGCCGAGGCCCAGAGGTGGGAGCGGATGGCTAATGGCGAGTTTTTATCAGATCGGGCACATGCCCATTAACGGAGAGAGAGATGATTAGCTGCAACTCAGTAATGCCTGGTTCTGCTGTTCCTAAAGCCATATCGCCGGTACAAGAGCAGATTGAAGGGCTGACGAGCGCCCAGGATGTAACTCACCAGTCCCTTGACCACCTAATGAATCGCCTTTCTGTCGTGCTCCGTGATCCGGAGCCTGTTGCAGATGGGCCGGAGAGGACTGAGAGTCCGCAATCGCCACTTGTCGAGGCCCTCCTGAGTCGGCGTGACGCTGCCGTGTCAATTGATCGACGCATCAACGACATCCTCATGCGCCTGACGATCTGACGCAAGGCTAGAGATAACCAAGTGATCATCTCCAAGAAGCTCCGCGAATCTGCTGGGCACCCTGATGCCTACTGCACCTTGCAGATTGCCGGCGTGTGCCCGGACAACACCGAGTCCAAGACGGCCGGAAACATGCTCTGCCATGTCCGCCTGATCGGCGAAGTCGGCGGCGGGCAGAAGCCAGACGATCTATGCGCCTGCTTCGGGTGCGGCCCGTGCCACAAGGTGTTCGATAGCAATGGCACGACCCACGCCCTGACCGACGAGGATTGGATGTTCTACGCCCTACGTGGCGTGGCCCGGACCCTGCGCTGGTGGTACGACCACGGGTTCCTAGCTGTAAAGGGGGCGAAGTGAGACGAATCTTTGCCATCGACCCGGGCACGGCTGAGAGCGGCTGGACGATGCTTAGAGGTGGGCGGGTCGCCTGCTCCGGAGTGTCCCCAAACGTCGAAATTCTGAGGATGGTCCAAGCAGAGAACTACGGCGACATCGACACCCTGGCTATCGAGATGATCGCCAGCTACGGCATGGCCGTTGGTCGTGAAGTTTTCGAGACATGCGTATGGATCGGCAGATTCCAGCAGGTGTGGCGCTCGCCGGAGTCGGTGAGACTGGTCTACCGCCGCGACGTGAAGCTGCATCTATGCGGCAACCCTCGCGCCAAAGACCCGAACATCCGCCAGGCGCTGATCGACCTGCTTGGTCCGGCCGGGACCAAGAAACAGCCGGGACCGACTTACGGAGTTAAGAGTCACGCATGGGCGGCGCTGGGCGTGGCGGTGACTGTGGCTGGTCTGACGCCGGAGGCTACTCGTGCAGCTTAGAGACTGGCCCCGTCCGAGCATCTACGAGCCATTGCCATGCCCGGTGGAAGTGGAGGGCGGGCTGATTTTCTCGGAGCGCAGTCAGGCAACGGAATGTGCCAATCGCGTGCGACGTAACGGGCACGGATGCTCGGTCTGGACGTTCCCGGGCAATAGAGGTGTGTTCGTGGAGATCCGGCATGCCAATTGAATCAATGGACCACGACCGCCTGTTGGTGATGGCTAGGCTCACCCAAATGGAAGCCGACGCCTACCGGCAGCGGTACAGCCACAACGCCCGGGGCCATCCGGGCAAGCAACGGGCGGCTCAGCTACAGGCCGAGGCGTCGTTGTTGCGGAAAGAGATCAAACGCAGGAAACGAGAGGGGGCAAGCCATGCGTAGTACCGCCACAAACTCCGTTGATTTAGCAGACGGCATCGGTATACCTCAGTTAGTACGCGCGCCGAATCGAAGCTTTGGCCAAAGCGCGACACCCATCGGAACAGCCAGCCCGCACCAGGACATGACCCCCATTAGCCAGACCGCCGCCAACCGTATCCGCGCCAACCGGCATGACCGGCAGGTTGGTAGCTGGCTGTTTGGCGATAAGGAGGGGAAGGTCTACGTGCTGAAAGAGGACAGTTCCTGCGTCGTAGGCATGCTCAAGGAACACCCGGAATGGATGGTCGGGCTCTATGCCGCCGAGACTCGCGATCGCAAGCGGCCCAGCTGCCCGAGCGCTGAGCAGGTCTTCGAGGACTTGCGGCAGCATTTCGTGGATCTTGGGCTGGTCACCGACGCCCACCTGTATGCAGCCGTGCGCGGGGTGGAGGGGTGAGCTTTCTTCCAAGCCAGCTTGATGGGCTATCCGGTTACATCCTCGATGACCAGAGCGGAATTGACTTGGACCCTCAGGTCCAAGAACAACCAATCTCCATAGATGCCTTCGTCGCAGGACTGTGGCTGGTGTGGGGCAGGTGGCTTTACGTCAGTGATAGCCCGAAACCCAGGATGAAATGGGTTTCCTCAATGAGCCCTAGCGCCAAAGCGTACGAATACATCGACTATTACATCCGGCTCAACCATGAGCTGGAGAAGAAAAGCGCCAGCCTCGGGCGCCAATACGAGGACGACAAGCCGGCCAGTGTCGATCAACCCCGGCAGCCCGAGAGCGGTTTGCCACGTCGTGGCGGCCTGGCCGGGAGGCTGGGTGGCAAGCTTTGCCGTGGGATCGGGCGTTTCTTCAGGGGCGGGCAATGATGCAGCTCCGCGCCTACGGCGGCCCGAAGGACGGGCAGCTGATCGAGATGGCTCCTGCACGACGGTTCATGTGCCGGACCAAAGAAGAGCCGGCAAGGTTCACGAGCGAAGGGTTCATCCCTGGGCTGTGGAAGACCTGGGCCTATGAGGTTCACCAGGTCATTTGGGATGGCCAGCGATTCCGCTTCCTACTTCTGAAGGGACACGAGCCCCCGTCCGCTGAGCGGGTTGTTGAGGAAGCGGTGGAGGCCGTTGCCTGATGGCTGGCGGCCGCCCATCCAAGTTCAAGCCTGAGTTCGTCAGCCATGCGCGGAAGCTTGCCGAGCATGGGCTGACCAACCGGGAGATCGCCGATTTCCTAGAGGTAGACATCGCCACTCTGTATCGGTGGCAGGGCGAAAGGGCAGAGTTTTGCGACGCCTTAAAGGCTGGCAAGGCTCCGGCAGACGACCGTGTGGAGCGTTCGCTGTACCAGATGGCGGTCGGTTACGACCAGGACGCGGTCAAGATCTTCATGCCGGCGAATGCCGAGAAACCGGTATATGCAAAGTACCTGGAAAAGGTTCAGCCGAGCGCCGTTGCTGCGATCTTCTGGCTCAAGAACCGCCGTCCTGAGCTGTGGCGCGATAAGCCAGAGGGTTCTGACGATGACGGTCCGGCGCCGTCAGCAGTCACTGTCAACATCGTGAGCGGGCGCAAGAATGCCAACGCTTAACGAGCCACAGGCTGCGTTTCTGGCCCTTCCGCACAAGTTTCGTGCGTTCGTTGGCGGGTTCGGCTCGGGCAAGACCTGGGTTGGTTCTGGATCGCTGTGCCAGCACGCCTGGGAACATCCTCGCATTCCGGCAGGCTACTTCGCTCCCAGCTATCCGCAAATCCGGGACATCTTCTATCCGACGATAGAGGAAGTGGCATTTGATTGGGGCCTTAAGACCCAGATCATGGAGTCCAACAAGGAAGTTCACATCTACTCGGGCAAACAATATCGATCCACAATCATCTGTCGGTCCATGGAAAAACCAGCGTCTATCGTGGGATTCAAGATCGGCAAGGCCTTGGTGGATGAGATCGACACGCTGAAGAAGAGGAAGGCCCACGAGGCGTGGCGGAAGATCATCGCCCGCCTGCGCGTCAAGGCGGCCGGCCTGCAGAACGGAATCGATGTGACGACGACCCCCGAGGGATTCAACTTCGTCTACGAGCAGTTCCACCAGGTTCCTAGTCAGAGTTCGGAGAAGGCTGCGTTGTACGGCATGGTTCGGGCCAGCACCTACGACAACGAGGTCAATCTTCCCGACGACTACATTTCCTCGCTGTTCGAGACCTATCCCGAGCAACTGGTCCTGGCGTACATCGATGGTCAGTTTGTCAACTTGACCTCGGGTTCGGTGTACCCAGCCTTCAGCCGCAAGCTCAATAACACCACCGCGACCATCCAGGACGGAGAGGAGCTGTATGTGGGTATGGACTTCAATGTTCTTAACATGACGGCCGAGGTCGGCGTGGTGCGCGATGGCGAGCCGATGGTATTGGCCGAGCTGTCGGGCGTCAGGGATACGCCGGCCATGATTGATGCGCTGCGCGAGGGATGGCCAGAACACCGCCTGATCGTGCACCCGGACGCCAGCGGAAAGAACACACACACCAACAACGCCAGTGTGTCCGACCTGGGCCTACTGCGCGCTGCCAAGAACATCACCGTTCGTGTGAACCCGTCGAACCCGTCAATTCGGTCTCGCGTGGTCAGCGTCAACTCAATGCTGTGCAACGCACGGGGCAAGCGCCGCCTGAAGGTCAACGTCGCCAACTGCCCGAAACTGGCTGAGGCGCTGGAAAAACAGGCGTATGACGACAACGGAATGCCCGACAAGACGACTGGCTTTGACCATCCGCCAGATGCGCTCGGCTACTGGATCCACTCCATGTTCCCGGCTGTATCGAGCGCCCGCGAGAGAATCCACCAGCGTCCGGCCATCATCAAGCCATTCACCCGGAACTGGCTTGAGGCGCGCGACCCAGACAACGACCCCGCCAATCGGCGCAGGGAGATGCTATGACCCCGAATGACGACGTGCTGGTGGCGGCAATCGACGCCGATGTACTGGCCGAACAGCAGGCTACGGCGGAAGAGCAGGCGAAGCTCGCCGAGGAAGCCGACTGCAAGAAGTGGCTCAAGATCATCAAGGACGCCCGCGACTTCGACAAGGAGGCGCGGAAAGGCTATGCCGTAGACCGGACCTACTGCCGGGGTCAAGCGAACACCGACGTGTTCGACGTGTATGTGAACATTGCCGGCACCTACGTGGACATCCTCGTGGGGTTCCTCTACGCCCGAGACCCGGATACGGACGTTGTACCGGCCGCATCTTGTGGCCCGGGGCGGCTTGAGCAGGCGCGCCAACTCGGGAAGACGCTGGAAATCGTCATTAGCAGCCTGTGGAAGAAAGGCAAGCTCAAGCTGGCTGCGGACGATCTTGTCAGGTCCGGGCTGTCCATCGGTATTGGTTGGATCAAGGCAGCGTGGCACAACCGCACCGAGCGTGATCCGTTGATCGAGCAGCAGATTGCCGACCTGCAGGACAACATCCAGCGCATCCAGCGCATGGAAGCGGACATGGCCAAGGGTGATTCCCCTGATCCTGACGCCCTGCGCGCGGCCTATGAACAGCAGCTGCTGGGGCTTGAGGGTCAGGTGGAAACGGTGCTGTCTCGCGGCTTGTTTATCGATTTTGTCCGCGCCGAAGATATCCAGGTCTCCACGGATGTCGCGAGCCTGAAGCACTACCTCAACTCCCCATGGATCGCGCACCGGTCCTTCATCACCTTGGAGAAGGCGAAGGAGCAGTTCCCGGATGTTGCTGACGACTTGACCAGTGCGAGTCAGTATTTCCCGGTCAAGGTCGAGGACCAGACATCGCCAAGTGCCAACCCCTTGGACAGGACCACATCCGACGACGCCGAGGCTTTCCGATCGGGCAGCAGCGCCAAGAACGAATCAACGGCCAGCTACCTGTGCGTGTGGGAGCTTTGGAACCGTGTGTCGAATGTCGTCATCACCGTTGCTGAGGGCCTGAACAAGTACCTGCGAGCGCCCTACACGCCAGGGGAGGCGACCAGCCGGTTCTACCCATTCTTCCAGTTCGCGCCGATTTGGGTTGACGGCCAGCGTCATCCGCAGTCTTTGCCGGGGCGCACGCGCTCGCTGCTGGACGAGTACAACCGGATCCGAACCAATTACCGGGAGCATCGTAAGCGCGCTATTCCCAAGATGGGCTTTGACGCAGGGGCGGTTGAGCCGGATGAAGCTCGCAAGATGGAAGTGGGCGCCATTGGTGAGATGGTCGGGCTGAACCTGCAGGGGCAGAACCCGAACGGCGTCCTGTTCCCGATCCAGTACAACCAGATCGACCCAGCGCTCTACGACACTGCGGTGATTCGTGCGGAACTGGAAATGCAATGGGGTATTCAGGAAGCCCTTTCGTCCAGTATCAGCACCGCCAAGACTGCGACGGAAGCCGAGATTCAACAGCACGGCACCGAAAGCCGGCTCGGCTACATCCGGGATTGCCTGGAGAACGTGTTTACCGACTTGGCGCAGTACACCGCTGAGATTTCGTTGCAGGAGCTTCCAGCCGAAGAAGCCGCCGTCATTGCAGGCCCGGAAGCATTCTGGCCGCAGTCGATGGGCGTGGACGACCTGCAATCACTGGTGGAGGTCGAGATCCGTGCCGGTTCGTCTGGCAAGCCCAACACCTCGGCTCGCATGCAGCAGTGGGCGCAGATGCTCCCGCAACTGGGTCAGGCGATCCCGGCGATCGGACAGTTTCTCGGCTCCCAACCTCAAGAGATCGGGCGCGCCTTGGCGGAACTGGTCAAGGAGACTTTCGAGCGGACAGGTGAACGCATCGACCCGGAGCGATTCATCCCGGCTGCGCCTCCCGTGCAGCAGATGGCGCCGGGGATGCCCGGTGGGATGCCGGGCGAACTTCCCGGCCAGATGCCAATCCCTGGCGCCGAAATGCCGCCACAGATGCCGCAAGACCCAGCAATGCCCCCACAACAACTTCTTCCCGCCGCCTAAGGAACGCACATGGAACCGAACGAAGAAACCCCTATCGTCGAGCAGCCCATTGATACCCCGGAAGCTCCGGTTGCAGAGACGCCACCCGCTGAGCCGGTGGCCCCTGAGGATCCCTTTCTGAAAGGTGTCGAAGAAGCCAACGCCGCCGAAGCTGCAGTGACGCCTCAGGATCCGGAAGTCCCGGCGGGTGATCCTGAGCCCACGCCAGAAGGTGACCCGAAGCCAGAGGTGCCGAAGGTCGATGATCCCAAGCCCGAGGACGAAAAGCCCAAGGACGTGGAGACCGAGATCAAGGAGCTCGGCATCACCAACGAGCGCACGCAGAAACGGTTTCGCGAACTAACCGAGCGGGCGTCTGAGGTTGAAACCTACAAGACCCGTGCCGCGAAGGCAGAGGAATGGGAGCAGACCATCCAGTCCACGGGCACCAACCCTGAACAGTTCGGCGCGGCTCTGAACTACCTGCGCGCGGTGAACAGCGGCAACCCGGATGCGATGTCCCAAGCCTACGACATCATGCAGAAGGAACTGCAGTGGCTGGGGGAGAAGCTTGGCAAGGAGGCGCCGGGATTCGACCCGCTGTCCAAGCATGCCGACCTACAGCAGCAGGTTGCAAATGGCGATATCACCAAGGAGGTGGCCGCCCAACTGGTGGCGCATCGTCAGCGAGAGTCACTGACATCCCAGCACAATCAGACCCAGCAGCAGGCATTTGCGGCTCAGCAGGCCCAGCAGACCGGAATTGCACAGGTCCAGGCGCTTGGCGCTCAGTTGCAGGCCAGCGATCCACAGTTTCAGCAGAAGTTCGCCTATCTCAAGCCGACGCTTGAACTGATTCAGTCAAGTCTGCCGCCTGACCGTTGGGCTATAGAGATCCAGCGAGCTTATGCGGCGCTGCCAGCAATCGCTTCGGCCCCTGCAACCCGTCCGGCTACGCCTGCCCCTATCCGCCCCAGCGGCGCGCCCGTAATGCAGGCAAAGCCGAAGGATGAATACGAGGCGTTCGGGATGGGCGTGGACCTGGCACGGGCAAGGGGCGCGTGATGCAGGACGTGATCGACGGGCTTTAATGCCGGGTAGCTCAGCGGTAGAGCATCGGGCTCCCTTCCCCGAAGGCCGCAGGTTCGAATCCTGCCCCGGCAGCCAATAGGACAGCCCGCCTTGAGCGGGCTTTTCTCTGTCCGTTGACATAGCGCGCAACACAGGCATTTTCACCCCATCGGCACCAGCCGATACCGCGTGTGACGTAAGCCGGGTTCGCCACCGGTAGCGCTGAATTGAGGATGTCGCGTCCCTCGAACGCGGAAAGACCCAAGGCCCTTCGGCCTCCTCTTTCCTATTCGAGATACGCCCATGCCTCTGACCACTGCCCAGCTATTGGCGGGTGCCAATCGCACGCTGGAATCGTTCAACAGCGCCGACCCCATCGACCAGTTCAGCACCGACCGCCCGCTGGCTGCCTGGCTGATCGCCAACAAGACCGAGACCGTCTTCGGTAACGGCATCTTCAACGAGAAGGTGCGTTATACCAACGACTCGAACTACCAGAACTATACCGGTGACGATCAAGTCACCTACAACCGCAAGGACACCGTTCGCAAGGCGCCGTTCCAGCACTACGAAGCGCACGACGGCTTTGCGCTCAACGAAACCGAGCTGTCCAACAACGGCATCATCCTGACCGATGACCGCAATGCGGAGGTGACCGATGCCGAGAAAATCCAGATTGTAGACATTCTCAAGGAGAATCGCGCAACGCTGAAGGACGGCTTCCAGGAGAACTGGGACGTTGAGGTCCATCTGGATGGCTCCACCAACAGCAAGGCCGTGCCGGGCCTGGATGCGCTGATCAGCACCACGCCGAACATCGGCACCATCGGCGGCATCGACGCGGCAGCTGCGAGCTATTGGCGCAACTGGGCCGACATGGACATCAGTACTGCCACGGCGGGCAACCTGATTTCTCATATGGAAGTGCTGTGGCGCCAGTGCACCACCTACGGCGGCATGCGCCCGGATTTCATTCCGGTGGGCTCGGCGTTCTACGACGCCTTCCAGAAGGATGCGCTGGCGGTCGTACAGCGTCAAATCACCATGGGCGCAGGCGGCGGCACCGGTGGCGTGAACATCGACCCGTCCACCAAGCAGCTTTCCTTCAAGGGCGTGCCGGTGGTCTGGGATCCGACCTTCGACAAGCTGGACGACCTGCTGGGTGCGGTCACGTATCCGTGGAAGAAGCGCGCCTACTTCCTCAACAGCAAGACCATCAAGCTGCGCCCGGTCAAGGGTCGCTGGATGGTGCAGCGCACGCCGTCTCGTGTGTACGACCGGTACACGCATTACTTCGCGCTGACCTCCGATTACGGAATCACGGTCAACAAGCGCAACGCCAATGCGGTGATGTCCGTCGCCTAACTCAGTCAAGTGCCGGGGCCAAGCGCCCCGGCCAGGAGAATCGAAATGCCGAACATCGTGAACATCCCGGTCCCCGCGACCACTACCGCTGGCGCGGGCGTGGCCCTCAACAAAACTCCGCTCTTGGGCGGCCAGGGCCGTGAGGGCAAGCTGCTTTTGCCGAGCGGCGGCCTCGGCGCTGGCGTCGTGCAGCTTCAGGGCGCCCCGAAGCCGGCTTCGGGTGGCGCTCCGGCGACTGGCGACTACAGCACCATCATGACGCTCAACAGCACATCGGCACCGATGGTGGAAATCCCCGACTTGCCGGATTACATCCGCGCCAACGTCACCACCGCTCCGGCGGCCGCGACCAATCTTGTTCTGGAGGGCGTCCAGTGAGCACCACCACCCTGAAGCAGTACACGATCCTGATCGACCGCGATTCGAGCACCACGCTGCCGGCGACCGTGTTCGAGTACGAACGCCCAGTTCTTGAGCAGATCTACAACGAGGACCAGCTGACCGAGTACTCCTCGGAGTCTGTCAAGGTCGAGGACTTCGATGTCGAGAAGGCCTATGACGGCCTGAAGACCAAGTACCGGAGCCCGGAGGGCACGATCGCTCTGAAGACGATCTACCCGAACCTTGCGGCCTTCAAGAAAGCGATCCCGGCTGCGAAGAAGTCCTCGGCTGCTGCCAATGACGACGAGTCAGATGGTGACTCCCTGTCCCACAAGACCGTAGCCCAGATCAAGGCTGCGCTTGGTGACCTGTCGGATGCAGAGGTCGATCAGCTCGAAGCCGACGAGAACGCCAAGGACAGCCCGCGTGCCGGCGTCCTGTCGGCCATCGAGGCAGAGCGCGCGAGCCGCGAGGCGGAGTAAGTCCCCGCCTGGCGGCGGGACTGGCGGCCGGACGGGGCGACTCGCCCGGCCGTTCTACTAGGGAGGCGTGATGGATCGACCAGTGACCTTTGACTTACGTGGCGGCCATCTTGGTGATGTGTTGATGGCCATGCCGGCAATGCGCGTGGGCGATGCCGTTATCTCACGCCACCGCGTCCCTGGTCTCCCAGTTGCATGGCTGGATGCTGGAACTGGCATTTGTGCTGACGTAGATCCGGGGAGGCACACGACCGATGCATGGATTCGAGCCACCGGCCGCGCCCCGGTCCGGCACATGATTCAGCCGGTGCTGCAAAAGCAGCATCTTGTGATCGCGCCCTATGTCAAGGCCAAGTCCAAGCGTTGGGCCGGCTGGGAAGCGCTGCAGACGGCGCTTCCGCATGCAGTGGTCGTCGGCCCTGGCCTATGCCGTTACGGATGGATGGCGCTGCTTAACATGGCGCACACCGTCATCTGCCCTGATACCGGGACAGCGCACATGGCTGACGCTCTGGGCAGTCGCGTTGTCGGACTGTACGGCGCCAGGTTCCACGAGTTCGCGCCGTTCTGGGATCGGAGCCATTGCGTCTCTCGCAACGGCATGGACTCCATCACCGTGGATGACGTGTTGGAGGCCGTCGATGGCTAACCTGCTTGCTGACCCAATGCTGTGGATGGACTACGGATTCAACACCCCGCCAAGCTATTGGAATGGCGCTGAATACGCGTGGGATGCACCTGAGAATGGAGGCTATTTCCGCCTGACATCGGGGTATTCTCCGCAGCCTGGGGATGTCGTTGAGTTTGATATCTCTGGCCTCGGCTTTGACAGTGGCTTTTACGCCAACGTTATCAACAACAATACATCGCAAGTGTTGCAATCGTTCCCGCTTGACGGACAAGTCAGGCATGCAATTTTGGAGGAAACCGAGCTTGTAGCTCTGGTGGTCGTGGTAACGACAAGTCCGACGTTGACGTATTCACAGATTGCATATCAGGGGGTGTTGGAAATCACCCCATCGGGGACACCTGATCCGCCCTCCGCAGTCTCCTATAACTGCGAGTGCGATGACGACTATCCGCGCACCACGTTGCAGGAGATGCGCAAGCGGCTGATGCGTCGCCTAGGTTTTGCCGTGCAGGCGAACAACCCGCCGCCTGGCATGGCGGACCTGCTGGACGATTTCATTCGCAATGCGCAGGAGATGCTATTCCGGCGCTATTCTTCATTTCGCCGCGAGCGCTTCTTCACTTGGGACATGCCTACCGGCGTCAGGTTTTATGACCTAGATGCAAATGCGGATGCCTGTACCAAGAAGCTGGATCCGCGCATGGTGTCCTGGGTCGGTATTTCGCAGGGGGACGACACTTGGCGGCCACTAGTGTGCGGCATCGATCCAGTCGTCTACACGTCCAACATGTCTGGCATCCCAGATCATTACGAGATTCGGCAGTGCATTGAGGTATGGCCTCCGCCGGCGGACAGTACATGGAAGTTGCGCATCAAGGGGCAGTTTGGCCTGATGCCGCTGGAGGCAGACGGCGACGAAACGACGGTTGACCCTGAAGCGATTTTCCTGCTGTCCTTGGCCAACGCGAAAGCACACTACGGCCATCCGGACGCTGGGAACTATGCCCAGCAACTGGCCGCCTATATTCGCGACCTGATCCGAGGCTCCCACCACACCGCACGCTATCTGCCGGGCAAGCGGGACTATCGCAATGCGGTGCGCCCGATGCCGGTCGGCGGCTGGCCCGATTCAGACTGATGCGTACCCAAGCGCTATCAGCGGTCAAGGCGGGGATCACGCGGCTCAGGGAGAAGGGCGGCGCATCTGCGGATTCGCTCTACGATTTGGTGAACGGCTACGTCACTGCAGCCCGGACCATTCGAATTCGCCCGGGATCGCGCATCCATCGTGCCCTGCCATCGGGCACCAAAGGAATGGTGTATTTCCGGGGCGAATTCGTGGTGTTCGCCAATGAGCCAATGGTCACGGAGGGGTTGGGCTTTTCGGTCGAGGTACTGAAGCATCCGACCGACAGCGAGGCATTGCTCGCCGACATCCATTTTGTCGCCCCGTTTCTTGGCTACCTCTACGTCTCTGCAGAGTTCGACAACGGCGATGTCTTCCACTTCTGGCTGGAGAAGGGCGAAACCTGGGAGCCGGGGAAGACCTATCTCTCGGGCGCACTGGCGACGCCCACCACGCCCAACGGCATTGCCTATCGGCTGGAAAGCGACACGTCCGGGTATATCCCGTGGGCGGCCAATGTGGCGCGCGCAGTTGGCGATGTGGTGGTCCCCACGACCGACAACGGGTTCAAGTACACCGTGACCGAGACGACGGGTGACGCCGCACGTTCTGGCACGACCGAGCCAGCTTGGCCGACCAACTCCGGAGAGACGGTCTACGAGGACGCGAGCATTGTCAGTCCTTTAGGGGATGACGAATCGAGCACCTCAACGACTACGGTCCCCGCATCCGTGGCTGACCGGTACGGCATCGGCAACAAGAGGTCCGGCTGATGGCCGTGCCACTTTGGCAACCCGGCACGCTCTATGCGCCTGGGGATATCGTCCAGCCGGTTACCGCGCCTGCGCCGACTTCAGCGCAAGTCACGAACGGGGATTTCAGCAACGGTAACGTCGGCTGGGATTTCACCGGAGGCGCCGAGTATGTAACGACTGGTGGCTACGCCAACAACGGGCCATGCGTCACCATGCCGGGCAGTATCTCTGACGGGTTGGCGCTGAATCAGACCAAGCTGGTCATTCCCAGCAATGCCAGCTCATTCGAGGCCAGCGCGATGATCCAGCAGGGCGCAGCCATTGCTGGCGCTACGCGCGGATGGGTCGAGGTCCGATGGTTTGATGCTGAGGACGTGCTGCTAAACAGCGTCAAGGGCAATATCGTCAGCGAAGGCAAGGGCGGGGCGTGGAAGAAGTCCACCGTCACGGCGGTCAAGCCATCTGGCGCAGCTTATGCGCGCGCCGGTATTGGTCTGTTCTCGGTGGCGGATCACAGCCATCCTATCTGGGGCGATAACCTTACCGTCTCCGGGACTTTCGCCGGCCTGCCTGAGGGCCTGGTCTATAAGGCAGTGCAGGCCGAGTCGGGCTATTCCGGGAGTAGCGAGCCGGCTTGGCCGCCGATCCTTGGCCTTCAGGTTATCGACAACGAGGTCACTTGGGAGGCAGTTTCTTCCACCCGCGTGACTTGGGAAGCCTCACCGCTTTATGTCAGCGGCGAGACCGAGCCGGAGTGGCCGATAGCGATTGACGGCTATGTTCACGACGGCACGATCAACTGGAAGGCGGTATCGCGCCGGGTCGAGGATGAGAACTGCCCGAATTCCAAATTCGTGGTGATCGCTGCTTCAAAGGTTTACGCAGCAGACGATGACATCGTGCGATACAGCGCGACGGTCCAGCCCTTGGATTGGACCAGCAGTGACGATGCCGGTTACATCCCGACCGGTTTGCAGAATTATGGCGCAAATCCAGTGGAGGCCATGGGCCTATACCGGGGGAATCTGATCCCGTTCAATGCCGAAGCGTTCCAGCTTTGGCAGGTGGATGAAGATCCAGAAAGCATCGCATTGCTTGATGCCTTGCCGATGGGCAGCACGCAGCATCATGCCATCGCGCCGGTCTCCAACGACCTGTTTTTCCTGGCCTCCCAAGGTGTCCGCACGGTTGGCATCGCCGCCAGCTCTACCAATTTCCAAGCCGGCGACGTGGGGATGCCGATTGACCCGATTGTCCAGGAACTGATGAAGTCGCCTGGCTACCCAATCGGGCTCTATTACCCTGCAGCCGGTCAATACTGGCTGATCTTCAACAAGGCAGACGGCACTTCGGAAGCGGTCGTGTACTCAATGACGCGCATCGGCTCGGTTGGAGCCTGGTCGCGCTATGTGTTCCCGTTCCATGTGGACGATTGGGCGATTGCCGGCGACGTGCTCTACATGCGCTCGGGCGACTACATCTACCGAATCGACGATGAGGTAGTGGGTGATGAAGTCTCGCCTAGCAACATCCAGCCGTTCGAGGGGGTGATCCAGTGGCCCTGGCTGGACTTCGGGCAACCCGGCGTCACGAAGATGGTCTACGGCGTGGATGTGGTTGGGCAGGGCGATGTCAGTTTGCAGATTGGGTATGACCAGACGAACCCTGGCGCCTTTACCGATCCGTACACCATCCCAGCTGACACCGTACCCGGCACGGTCGTGCCCATGCCGCTGTCGGCGCCGTCCATGTCGGTCAAGCTGACCTACGACGGCTCGGTGCAGTGGCAATTCAACGCTCTCACGGTCTACCTCAACGACAACCGGGGAATGTCCTGATGTCCGTTGATTTAAGCCGATGCGCTGGCAGGCTTCCGGCATGGTTGCCGCCCATCTCCCCTCAAATACAGTTCCATGTGAGCCGGACCATCTGGTCTATCTCTGCCATCGGATGCGCAAGGAAGAACAGGAGCAGTGGGTCGTGATGTCGGGCATGGCCTACTCTCCGGCCGAGGCGGCACGACGATTCATCAATGCCGCTGGCGCCTCCCCGCGCCAGTTCTCCTTGACTGTCGTGGGCGAGGATGGATTTCCTGCTGTGTCGGGCGGTTATGAATTCGTGTCGCCGGGCGTGTGGCAGTCCTGGATGCTCGGGACGTTAGAGGGTTGGGCCAGCCAGTGGCGAGCGGTGACCAAGGCATCCAGGTGGCTTGGCGAGCGAGTATTCGAGACCGGAGCGCATCGTTTGCAGATCCAGTGCCTGACCAGTCGCCGGGCCGCATTGACGTGGTTCGACAAGGCCCTTGGGTTCAGTCCCGAGGGCGTCATGCGCGGATATGGGGCTGCCGGTCAGGACGTGGCGCTCTATGCGCGACTGAGGAGCGACTGATGGGCGCGGGCAGCGGCAAGGCACAAACGGTTGCGGCGCAGAACGAGGCGTGGCGGCAAAGCCAGATTGGCAACTCCGTGGATGCGATCAATTCTGCCTACAACAACCCGAGGCGCGAATCTGACATCAACGATTTTCTGGGCGCGTCTCGGCAGTACTACACCAACGAGCTTGATCGCCAGAAAGCGATCGCGGATCGCAGCACAAAGTTCGCGCTGGCCCGCAGTGGCCTGACCGGGGGATCGGCGGCCGTAGATGCCAATCGGACGCTAGGCGAGAACTACCAGCAGGGCGTGCTGCAGTCTGACCGGCTGGCCCAAGGCGCAGCAGCTAACCTGCGCAGTGTCGATGAGCAGTCCCGCCTGAACCTAATCGCAGCTGCCCAGCAAGGCGCCGATATGACGACCAGCGCATCCCGGGCTGCCTCTGCACTGCAGAGCAATCTGGCGTCAGGCAATGCCGGACTCAAGGCTGACGCACTGGGGGATGTGTTCTCCGGGCTGTCCAATGTCTGGACCACCAGCCAGAACAACGCCGCGCAGAACCGTGGCTATCGCGATGTCTACAACCTCCTTTACACGCCCGGGTTTGGATATGGAGCCGGCAAGTGACCAAGATCCGCCCCGCCACCCGTGAGGATGTGCCACGCATTGTCGAGATGGCGGAGCAGTTCTATGCGACAACCAGCTATCCCGGCTTTGCCCCGCTGGAGAAAGTCTCAGCCGCTGGTCTGGCCATTATCACCATGGAGCATGGTGTCTTGCTGGCCGTGGAACACGAAGGCTATGTGTGCGGCATGGTCAGCCTGTCTTTCGAGCCATTCACCTTCAATGTGAATGTGCTGGTAGCCAATGAGATTGCGTGGTGGCTGGATCCGGAAGTGCGCGGTCTCGGCATTGCTACCGAGCTGCTGGCCTCCATGGAGGATGCCTGCCGGGCTAAAGGAATCAACGTCATCCGCATGGCCCTGATGGCCAATAGCCCGGCCCAGGCAGCGGCGATTTATGAGCGCATGGGTTATGTCCACACGGATAGCCATTACATGAAGGTGCTCTGAGATGGCTTACGCAACCTCCACCTATCTCGCCTTGGCGGCAGCGGCAGCGGCGGCGGGCGGCTCGTACTACAACACCGTCAACACCGCCAGGAAGCAGGACAATGCCCTGACGGCCCAGCTTCGCCAACAAGCAGCGCATCAGGATCAGGCTGATCAAGCAGTCAATCAGCTGATCGGACAGCGCGCCGGATCCAACAGCGACGCCGAGAAGCAATCCACGCTGGATCAGTATTTGCAGGCCACGCGAGCCACGCAAGGCACTGCCGCATCTGGTCTGCAGCAGGCTGGCGCCACGTCGAATGCCTATAAGTCCTCTGGTGCCGACGCCTCTTTGGGCATCCAGGACTACGGCAACAAGCTGGCCGGCCTCATGAGCCGGATTGACGCGCCGACCCAGCAGCGGCAGCGCGAGGCTCAGGAGAACGCGCAGTTCAACTCCAATCTGGGCCTGCTGGCTCGGAATGCGCAGGGTGACGACTTCCTGTCCCAGCTTAAGTTGCGCGGCATTACCCGCAACCCTTGGATTGATGCCGGCTCGCAACTATTGGGCGGGGTCGCTGGGGGCCTTGCCTCGAGTGCCGGCACCACGGCAGCCAATGGCGCGGCAGGCTGGGGCGCATTTGGCGCGAGCAGCCCGTACTGGAGGGGGACAGTCTGATGGCAAATAATGGCTGGGGCGACCTCGGTGCGGCCTTGCTTGGGAACGGGCAAGGCACGACACAGGCATACCAAAAGGGTCAGGAGAACGCGGCACGGCTGGGGCTTCTGCTGGCCAACGCTCAGAAGGCCACTGACGAGCGCATGGCGGCAGATAATCGCCAGGCGAAAATTTCGGCTGCGGGATATGCGCCTGAGCAGGCTGACTTGCTCGCCAACCTGTTTGCCGGCGGTATCGATCCACGACAGTTGAGTGGGTATGCCGGCGACGTGCAGGAACAAGGCTTCCGGGGCAATTCCGTGGCCTCCGCCCTGGCTGGCGATTGGGGCGGAGCCAACGCCAATCTCATGGGCGTAGCGAATGGCCCGGTTGACCTCGCCTCTGTGCAGGGCCAGAACCTCATCAACAACCGACTTCTGCCAGGTGGCGGCGGCATCAGCACGACCGAACAGGGTCAGGCCGGTATCGGTGCCGACAAGGCACGGGCTGTTGCCAGCTACGCCAGCGCCAACAGCTCGAACGCGTCTGCGCAGGCGGCGCTGGGACGGCTGGCTATTGCCCGAGGCCAATACGACCTTGAGCGAGAAGGGAATTGGGCGCCTGGGCGGAACTACGCCAAGGCGACAAGTGGGGCTGGTGCCGCGTCAGAAGGGGAGCGCAATGCTTCTGGCTTCTACCAGCGCATGGTGGCAGCGAATTCTGAACTAAAGAACCTCACTGACGCTGGATATGACCCCGCCAACCTGAGGGACTACTTGTCCACGGGGACGCTGCTTGGAAATTACTCGGCTAGCACTCAGGGACAGCAGTACCACCAAGCCGCGATGAACTGGGTGCGCGCGAATCTTCGGAAGGAGTCCGGCGCGGCGATCGGCAAAGATGAGGCCGCACAGGAAATCAAAAATTACTTCCCTCAGCCCGGAGATTCGCCGGAGGTCATCACGCAGAAAGCTCGCAGCCGTGAAGTTACCGAGGGCGCGATGAGGCAGGCCGCAGGCCGCGCTCTTTCTAACACTTCGTTGGGCGACGCACTCAGTGGGGCTTCGCTGCCCCCTTCGGCGCCCGTCTCGTTGTCAGACGCGCTGGGCGGCGTGCCGTCGCGTCCGGCTATTCCTGCACCGGCGCCAGTTGCTGGGCCGCCGGTCGGAGCAGTGCAGGATGGTTACCGCTACAAAGGCGGTGATCCAAGCAGCCCGACTAGCTGGGAGCGTCTGTAATGCCTGGTCCTTGGGAGCGATATCAGCGACCCACGGCATCCGCTCCCGCGTCGCCGGAAGGGCTGCTTGAGCAGGGCAACATTGACCTGAACTCGCGCCCGGTGGTTAGGAACCCTGATGGGTCCATCTCTACCGTCCGCTCGATGTCGGCCAATTTCGACGGCCGCGAGGTCTTGCTCCCAACGGTCAGTGATGACGGGCGGATCATGTCGGACGATGAGGCGATCGACCTATATCGCCGTACTGGTAGAAACCTCGGCGCATTTGACAGTCCGGACCACGCAACTGCCTATGCGCAGAGTCTGCATTCGGCACAAGAGCGCCAATATGTCCCTCAGGACGGGCAGTCGGGCCCGTGGACGAAATATCGAGGCGAGCCAGCACCTCTTGAAATTGACATTGTGGGTGGACGGCCGAACGCCACACCTAATGCAAACAACTCCGCCTTTGCCCGGATTATCTCAGGTGCGCCGGCACCTCAGGAAGGCGGCCTCGGTCGCAATCTTGGTATGTCTGCGCGATCGGTTCTGCAGGGCGCCGGGGGTCTTATGGGCGCGCTTGGCGGGGATGCCTTCAATCATTTCCTGACGCCGGGCGAGCAGCCGTCCTATCGAGATGCGGCCTCTGCGCTGGCCGACAAACTGGGCTTGCCGGCCCCTCAGACCAGCGGCGAACGGGTCTATAACGATATCGGCGAGGCGCTGACCGGCACGGGCCTGACCATGGGCGCTGGTGGATTGGCCTCGGCGGCAGCGAAGGCTCCGGGCGCCCTGGCATCTCTTGGCGAATTTCTCACGGCCCAACCGGGCCTGCAGGCAGTCAGCACGGTTACAGGCTCCGGCGCGGGCGCCCTCGCTCGTGAGGGCGGAGCAGGAACGGGAGGTCAGTTGGCAGCGGCACTTGCCGGCGGGCTGGCGCCAGGGGCCATCACGTCCCTTCCGGCAATGGCCGCACGCGGACTTGTGCGCGGGACATCTCCAGAGGCCATGCTTGAGCGAATCGGCCAGTTCGATGCAGCAGGCGTCACCCCTTCTGTCGGTCAGGCCACGGGTAATCGAGGCGTTCAATCGCTGGAAAGCATGCTCGGAAGTGTGCCGGGCGGGGCTGGACGCATCGATAAATTCGCTCAACAGCAGGCGGGCCAGTTCGGCGGACAGATTGATCAGGTGGCCCGCGATTTGTCACCGCGCGGTAGAGCCGTCACTCCTGAGCAGGCAGGCAGGGCGGTCGTGCAGGGCATCGAAGGCCCGGGCGGTTTCATTGAGCAGTTTCGCAACCGCTCCGACCAGCTCTACAGGCGATTGGACGATTCAATCCCGGCTGAACTTCCGGTGCCTGTCTCCAATGCCTTGGCCTATTTGGAGAAGGAATCGACGCCTATTGCGGGTGCAGCGGCAACGTCCGAACTTCTGTCTAATCCGCGCCTCGCGGAGATCGCCAAAGCGCTTCAAACCGATGTGCAGGCCGGCAACGGCAACATCCCTTACGAAGCTCTGGCGCGTCTGCGTTCGCAGGTCGGCGAGGCTATCTCGGATGCGGGATTGATGAGCGATCAGCCCACCCGCCAGCTCAAAGGGCTCTACGGCGCACTGACTGACGATCTCAAGACTTCGGCAGACACCACTGGTCCCCAGGCGCGTTCAGCCTTCGACAGGGCCAATGCCTACTACGCAGCGGGCAATAAGCGTCTGGACGACATCAGTCACGTGATCGAAAAGAACGGCGGGCCAGAGAAGGTGTTTGCCGCAGCGACCTCAGGCGTCAAGGACGGCGCTACGACCTTGCGGCAGGTCATGCGCAGTTTGCCCGAGGATTCTCAGCGCGAACTTTCGTCGGCATTTTTGCGCCGTATGGGGCGGGCGGTTGCGAACCAGCAGGACTCGGAAAGCTCGAAGTTCTCTATGAACACGTTTCTGACCAACTGGAACTCAATCAGTCCGGAGGCCCGGAACGTGCTGTTTGGCCGTTATGGGAGCGGATTTGCAAAAGACATGCAGAAGATCGCTGATGCGGCTGATGCTGTGAAGGAGGGAAGCAGGATATTTGCCAACCCTTCTGGGACGGCTCGGAAGGAAGCGCTGATCGGGCAAACAGTCGGAACCCTGGCTACTGCTGGAACTGCGGCGGCAACCGGGAATGTCGGCATGGCCACTCTGGCGTTGATGGGGTCTGCCTCTTCTGCTGCGCTATCCAATGCTGCCGCGCGCGTCGTAACGAACCCTCGATATGTTAAGTGGCTATCGAGGGCAACAGAGATGCCGGTGGGTTCACTGGTGGCTCAGTTAAACGCCTTGCGAAACATCGCGAGAGACGAAGGCGACACTGAAATGGAGCGGGCTGCCGAAGAAATGAAGGCTCAGGCTACCGCAGCGCCAGAGCAATAAAGCCGATGATGCAGGCGATCAGAACGATTGCTAATGCGCCGATCAGGACCAGCATCGGGAGCGGGTTTTTCGCCCCCTTCGTCAGGCGCTCTTGCTCCATCTCGGCCCAGGACTTGGCCGGCGGGTAGTCGGTTTTCTTCCAGTCGGTCATTTGATATCTCCTATGTGCGCGTCGCTCTATTATGTCAATAGCTTGGCCCGCATCGGAAATCGGCCATCTTCGACTGAATCAATGCGATGTTGCGGTTACTTCTGGCCCTAAGCTCAGCAACCATTCCGGGGTTAAACCCGATTGTCATCGCGGGGTCTGCGGCTGACTTCTGGCGGGCTTCCTCAAGCCGCAGGTTGCGGCATGTGCTGCTTCGCTCGTCATCATTGGTCGGCGCCGGAACCCCGTCTAGCCAAACCTCGTATTTGTGCTGTATGGCGCTGAGATCTTGTCCCTGCGGGGCAGACGCGCAGCCCGCTAGCACCAGCACTGCGACAACAATTGGTATCCATCCCCTCATCTCGCCCCCCCCTTCACAGTCCCATAGGACGCAAATCCTAGCACCGGCACCAGACAATGCGGTCTCTGTCGGCCTGAGAACGAATCCCCGTTGATTTAAGCCATGGCCCGTTCACGCTTTGGGCATGAGCATCGAGACCGTCGCTGCCGCCATGGGAGCGGGCAAATACGCTAAGCCGCTGGAAGATGCGTGCATCCGTTTCGGCATCATGACACCGCTGCAGCATGCCCACTTCCTGGCGCAGGTCGCCCACGAGAGCGACGGCTTCCGGACGGCGGTCGAGTACGCCTCGGGGCGCGCCTACGAAGGCCGCGCCAACCTCGGGAACACTCAAGCCGGCGACGGGATCCGCTTCAAAGGCCGGGGCCTGATCCAGCTAACGGGTCGGGCGAACTATCAGGCCTACAGTCGGGACCTGTATGGCGATGACCGCTGCATCGTGGCGCCGAGCATGGTGGCCGAATTGCCGGATGCGGCGCTTGCGGCTGGGTGGTTTTGGTGCAGGAAGAGCCTGAACACGCCGGCTGACCTGGATAACATCGAAGCCGTTACGCGGAAAATCAATGGCGGCACTAATGGACTGACTGACCGGAAGGAGTGGTTAGCCAAAGCAAAGGCGCTGATTTTGGAGCTCGCAGCCTGATGCCCCGCCGCAAGCAAGTCATCGCTGGGCTTGAGCGCGTCATCCAGCTGGCGGAGTTGCGCAAGGACAGGCCGAGTGCGCAGCTCCTGGACCAAATCAGCGGTCGTGTACGCGAAGCTATCGAGCTCCTGAGGATGCCCGACAGCGAGCGCAAGCGAATCGAGTTCATCCTGCTGGCGATCCAGGAGAGTACAGAAGTGCGCAAGCACCTGCGCAACGGGAAGACGGTCACCCGCGTTCATGTGGTGGACCTGGAACTCTACAACTGGGGCATGGAAAAGCTTCACGCACTGGCATCGCCGGTATGACCTTCGCAACCCGTAACGCAGGCGCCGGCCGGATCGGCATCGCCATCTTCATCCTGTTCCTTTTCGGCATGGCCATGGCCGCTCTGATGTGGACGGTGGTGCCGCCAGAGAACAAGGAGGCATTCGTCATGCTGGTCGGCGGGCTCAACACGGCACTGGGCGGGATCATCCAGTTTTTTTTCAATATCGCGACGCGGCGGACAAACGCGCAATGACCGCAATCATCCAACTTCTTGGCGGTGTCCGGGCAACTGTTTTTGCTGCGCTGATGCTGCTTTTCGCTGGCTTTTACCTGTGGGCCAGTCATCAAACGGGCGTAGTGCGTGCGGACTTCAAGTCCTATCAGGACAAGGTGATCGCGGCCACCGCCGTAGCGGCTGAGAAGGCACATCAAGCTAGGGACGCTTTCATGCGAGCTTCGCTCGATAGCGAGCGCGCCTACCAAAAGGGGCAGGAAGATGCACAAAGCAAGCAGGATTCCGTTGTGGCTGATGCTCGTTCTGGTGAGCTGCGGTTTCGGCAGTTGTGGCAAGGCTGTGTGTCCACCGCCACCCTCAGTGGCGCCGTTGCCAGCGCTGCCGCCGGGGCGGATGGCCAAGCCGACCTTCGGGCCGAGGCTGGAGGGCGAATTGTTCGAGCCGGCTACGACGCCGACAACTGGATCATCTGGCTCCAGTCAGAACTGATTGCTACGCGCAAGTTGGCCGAGACCTGCGGGGCATCGTAATGCCGAAGATCAAGCTCAAGGACACATTAAACCGGGTTGTCCGTGTCGATACGGATGCCGGTGCGACCTTGGGCGTCAACCTGCGCGATTCGACCGGACGGGTCATCAAGCCCTCAGAGGTACTGAACAGCGCTGCGCCAGAGGCCAAGCCCAGCAACTACTCCAACACTCTTTGGAAGCTGATTCGGGAAATCCCGGCGAATATCCAGGCACTTGCCGCACTGGCAGGTTTGGGGTTCGCCACCCGCCGCGATGATGGCAGCTGGACACAGCGGACGATCGCTGAGGCCGAGGGAATCACCATTGCCAATGGCGACGGCCAGGATGGCGATCCAGCCATTGGCCTGGCTGACCTACCCGACAGCGGAGAAGGGGCGGCACTGGTCAAGGTCACGCGCGACTCCAAGGGCAGGGTGGAGGGCACTGAGGCGGCCAAGACTGACGACCTGGCCGAGGGCGCAACGAACCGTTATTTCACCAGTGCGCGTGCCGATGCGCGCATCGAACTCCAGAAGGGTCAGCCAGGCGGCCTAGCGACGCTTGATGTCAACTCAAAGCTAGATGCCGGCCAACTTCCAGCACTGGCTATCACGGACACGTTTGTCGTCAGTACCGAAGCGGCGATGCTGGCTCTTGATGCTCAGCAGGGCGATGTTGCGGTCCGTAGTGACGAACAGAAATCCTACATCCTGACGGATGACCCAGCTTCCACACTTGCGAATTGGCAGGAGTTGTTGACGCCAACCAGTGTTGGCGTGGCGAGCTTCAACGGCCGCACGGGCAGTGTGGTCCCGGCATCCGGTGATTACACGCCCGCCCAGGTGGGTGCGGACTCGTCAGGTTCGGCGGCGGCCGCTCAGGCTTTCGCGATTCAGAGAAGTAACCACACTGGGAGTCAGTTAGCTGAAACGATCAGCGATTTCGCGAATGCCACGCGTAGCACGCCGCTGACTGGTCTTTCGCTCGTCAGCAACGCGCCGATCTTGGCCACGGACACGATGCTGATCTCACTGGGGAAACTGCAATCACAGATGCTGGATGGCGGGTGGATCCCGCCAGCTCTCTTGAATAGTTGGTCCAATCTTGGTGGGTCATACGCTCCGGCGAGCTTCCGTAAACTTGGACAGCTAGTTACTATCAGGGGGACCATAACCGGTGGGGACATGACGAACGGGACCATTGTTTTCGTTCTGCCAGCAGGATATCGACCGCCCTTTGTGCAACAGTTTTCCGGAGCATCTACTAGTTCCAGCCCGAGAGCTAGAATTATTATTCGCCAGAATGGGAATCTGCAGATTTATGACTTTGACGAGGCGCCGGCGCTGGACGGGATTAGCTTCTTTGTAAATTGATCGCTATAGCCCGCGTTGCGCTCAAATCGGAATAGTCCTACACCCAGCCGCGGCGTCCGCTGATTCCAAGCAGCTCATCATCGAGGCAATCTACCCACGCCCTCCCGGCAGCACGCCTTCGCACCGCAAGGATGCCGCTCGCGCAGTACAAGTTGGCGCGGCCTTGAGCAAGCCGCTTAGCTACGCCGGGAGGGCGCTTTAGTCGCAACCTGAGCGACAGGCCGGCCCTATGATTCTGTCATGCAAGCGAACCCTGGAAAGGCCCGATGGGCGGCTCGGCGGGCGGAAGACCTGGAGCAGCAGGCTGCGGCATTGTGCGCGATCCGTGAAGGTGACTGGCGGGCGCGGTCCCGCCGCAATGACGGGACAGCCCGGCTCCGGTCCGAGGCGGCACGGTTCCGGCGGATGGCGTCGCTGTGGCAGGGTGAGGCCGCCTGAGACATCAGGCCCATCCGTCCGTGGTGTCGTGATATTCGGCTAGTAGGTCGGCGCTGATATCGATGCAGGCCGTGGATGGTTCCTCGGGGCTTGATCCGAGCATGATCGTTGGGAGCGGCGCAGGGTGTGGTTGCCGCTCTAGCTCCCGCCACCGGGCGTCCAATTCGCGCTTGCGTTCTTGCTTAGCCTGCGCATCTTCGCGCATGCGTGTCGCTCGCTTCTGTCCTGGCAGACCTTCGCGCGCAGCGATCCAGCGCTCGGCGAATCGCTTACCTTGGGCGATGCTTCCAATATGCGGTAGGGCAAGTGACGTCGCCCCCCATGAGAGCCATATCCGGCCAGTCTCGACATGCGCCACGGTCCGGAAGTTGTACAGCATGATCCAGTCCCCCTTGTCGCAAGGGCCGGACCAGTGGCAGGCGGCAGGAAGTTCTCGGCGGGGCATGCCATCAAGGTACGCCGGGCGGTCTCAGGGGGTGAGATGACCGCTTCAAATTCGCTCCGCAAAACGTCAAAACATGCGAAATTCCCCGGCATCCAACGATGTTGTTATAGCTCCATTTGCGGAGCGGAAATTATCTCTAATCCTTGATTCGCAATGATTATTGAGTAGCTTCCCAAGCTACTGACGAGGGTTCGATTCCCTTCACCCGCTCCAGTCTTGTCCATCCCAGCAGCAGCTTTGCCTTCCGGACCATGATCTTCGCCGGTGTGAAGGTGGTGGCCGCTGCAGCGGTGCCCACCGCGGTCATCCGATGAAGCGCGATGTGTCCTGCGCAGTCCGATAGCGCACCGCTGACCTGCTCGACGACAATGCACGTCCGCCAGTCCGATGCCGACCTGGCACCGAGACGATGCGCCGCACGTTCAACGGACCGACCAGCGAACAGCCTCACGGATTGTCCGCCTGCAACGGAACCGCGATGC